GCAGGATGGCTTCTTCCAAATCAGTACGGTTCTGCACAGGACCGCATCTGGGCGGGAGAAATCGGTACATACGAAGGTGCATACTTCGTAGAGTCACCACGTCTTTACAACGCAACAGATGGAGCATCTTCTGCTCGTAACTACCGTACAATTATTGCTGGACAGCAAGCAATGGCTGAAGCCGTTGCTGAAGAGCCACATGTAGTAATTGGACCAGTAGTTGACAAGTTGATGCGTCACCGCCCAATGGGTTGGTACGGCGTACTCGGCTTTGCTCGCTACCGCGAAGAAGCACTATACCGAATCGAATCAGGTTCATCAATCGCTTAATTGATTGACGGTTGAGCAGGGGGAGCAATCTCCCTGCTTGACAGTAAATCCATTAGAAGGAGTAACATGGCAAACTGGACATTCAAACCTCCATATGTACTAGAAGGTCCATCTGGCGGACATAGATTATTTTACTTTGCCAACTTGCGCAAAGGGATTACAATTGTCAAAACTGATGGCGAATACTATCAGACTCGCTATCCAGTAGAAGAAGACCTACTTACATATGATGAGGTCTACCGAGGTGGGTACGAGCACACAGTAAATGATGCTACTAAAGCAGCACTTATAGCAGGGGGCGTAGATGTCACGGAAGCAAACTTTACAGCACAGTAGTTGTGACCATACCACTAAGGTGGTAACTTGGGGATACAACTTAATAGATAATGACATGGTTCCAAGTGTGGAATTGTACGGCTGTACAGACTGTGATGCAACATCAAAGGTTCCATTCGTATCAGACCGATTCGCATCTATTGACCACACTAAATGTGGAGGTCCTTGGGTATGCTTTGGATGTAAGGCAAAAGGATTACAACTTAATACTGGAGATGCCTCTAGAGATATCCCAGACAAGAAGTGGACTGGCGAACTTAAAGCATATAAGGACGCTAGAGCGCAAGGTATCCAACCAAGTGGTACAACTATGGCCCACGTGGAAGCAGCACATAAAGCATCAGAAACTTTAGGCAAAGCATACAATTCAGAGAAAATGCCTAAGGCACATCAAATTACCAAAAAAACCGCTGAAGTTATGAAAGAGATTGGGCAAGTATAATGGCACTTACAGATAAGCAAAGGGCTGCAATTAAAAGCCAACTAAAAAAGAATATTGCAAAACGTGCTGCTACGCAACGTACTAAAATTAGTGCGTCAGAAGCCCGCACAGTAAGTAATAAGATGAACAAGCGCCCTGGCGCAACTAAGCAGTCTTTTACTCTTAAAGATACCTCTGTGCTCAGTAAGAATGAGCGCAACACTCTAGGTGCTACATCTAAGGCCAATGCCGCTAAAGAAAAAATGATTCAGAAGAATCGCAATTTTGCTAAAGGAACAGGCAAGTTGGCTGTCAAGGACCGTGTTGGAACCAAGGCTGAATACAAGCAACTAGGAAAAGATATTGAAACACGCAAGCAACTTATTGCAAGAGGCAAGGCTGCTCGCGCTGCACAGGCTGCTCGCGCTGCAAACCCAGCACCAGCAAAGGCAACAACTCTGACTAAAGCGGTAACACAAGTGCCAGCAAAGAAGAAGACTACTTCAAAGCCTAAGGTGACTAAGGCTCAGATTAAATCAGTTGAAAAGCAACTAAAGGCATTGCCTAAGGCGCCGCCAATGAATAAGTCAGATATAGCAAAATTTGAAAAACAAATAGATTCACTTGCTGCTAAGGACAAGGCATCTAGAGGTACAACGCTAACAAAGCCAAAGGCTTCTACTGCAGCAGTCAAGAAGAGAACAACACCAAATACAAATCCTAAGACTTCAAAGCCAAAGGTAACAGAAACGAAGAAACTTCAAACTCTTGATGAGGCTAAAGCAAAGGCTCCAAAGCCAATGCTCGGACCAAAGAAACCAACTGCCGAAGAGTTCAAGACTACAATGTCCAAGGCGCCTTCTAACGCTCCATTAAAGCCAGCAGGCAAGATTGCAGGAGCAACTGGAGCCGCTAAGAAAGCAGTTGGCTCTACTAAGACAGCGCAGACAATCAAGGCTGCTTCACAGACTACTGCTGCTAAGAAGGTTGCAGCATCTAAGCCTGTCAAACTTCTTAAGGGCGCAGGCAAGGTTGCTAAGATTGGTCTACGAATTGGGCAAGCAGTTGGTGCAGCAAAGGAAGTAGGACAGGTTGTTAGTGGTCAGGCTGAAAAGGACTTCCGTCGTATTCAAGCACTAGAAAATCGTATTGCTGTTGCAAAGGGTCAGAAGCCAAAGTATACTACAACTGGCTCCAATAAGAATCTCCTGTCATCAGTTAAGACAGACCTTGGCAACGCTGCAAATATCCTTACCGTTGGTATGGTTGGAAAAACTCGCAAGGACCGTCTTGCGGAACTTAAGACTATGGCTGCTAAGGCAGAAAAGAATAAGTTGACCAAGCCAACAGTTAAGCCTACTGCTAAGCCTGCTGCAAGCGCACCTAAGCCACAGACAGGTTCAAAGCCTACAGCAACAACTGGTTCAAACTACAGAGTAAATTCTGGTGATACACTCTCAGGAATTGCACAACGCGCTGGAGTATCACTATCTCAACTTCGTTCTGCTAATCCAGGCATTACGGACCCCAGGAAAATCTTCCGTAATACGAAGGTTGTTATTCCTAAGGGTGGCAAAGTTCCAACAGGTGGATACACTCCTACAAAGAAGGCGAAGTAATCATGTCAGTTAAAGGCGAGAAGTACACATCAAAGAAGGCAATGAAGAAGCATGAAGGTTCTGAAGGCCGTAAAGAAATGATGATGGAATACGGCAAAGTCAAGAAGGTCGTTGCTAAGAAGGCCGTCGTTAAGAAGATGGGCAAGAAGAAGTAATGCCAAAGAAAAAGAATAACTATTTTGAAAACATCGCAAAAGAAATTAACGATGTTTATCAGGCCAATCGCCGTACAGTCGAGATGAGCAATACATCAGGGCCAGGAACTGATACCATGGCAAATACGCTTGCTGGAATTGCACGCCGTCAAGGTGGTCAATTAGCAGGAGCAGTATTCATGGGTGCTCGTTATGACCGCAAGGGAAGACGGATTAAAGGTTGAAAAAGACTAAGACCCAGAAGGTCATGCATGAGTTCAAAACAGGAACTCTCCACTCTGGTAAGGGTGGCAAGATAGTCAAATCACGCAAGCAAGCAATTGCTATTGCTTTATCAGAAGCAGCAAAGGTAAAAAAGAAGAAGAGATGAAAGACTCAAGATTAACTCGGGCTGGCGTAGTGGGCTTTAATAAGCCCAAGAGAACTCCAAGCCATCCTACTAAGTCACACGTTGTTGTGGCTAAAGTGGGTACCCAGATTAAAACCATTCGTTTTGGTCAGCAGGGCGTCTCTGGTTCACCTAAAAAGGCTGGTGAGTCTGCAGCATACGCAGCGCGTCGCAAATCCTTTAAGGCGCGTCATGCTAGTAATATATCTAAAGGAAAAATGTCTGCCGCATACTGGGCAGATAAAGTGAAGTGGTAAACTAACAAAGGTGGGGACAATGGCACAAGAGACAGTAGCAGTAGCATGGTGTGACAACGGTGATGTTGACGGCAAGTTTATGCAAGGCGTTACCGATGTACTCCTTAAATCAGGAGTTAAGTTTGAGACTTCTATTCGTAGTCAAGGCAACCAGATTGCTAGACAACGTGAGAAGGTAATTAAGTTTTGGTATGAGCAGAACCTATCAGAGTGGCTACTCTGGGTAGATTCAGACATTGTACTTAGCCCAGAAAACTTCTTGAAGTTATGGGACAAAAAGGACAAGGTATCTAAGCCACTACTTACTGGTGTGTACTTTACAACAGATAACCCAGAGGAACCTCTAATGGTTCCAATGCCAACAATCTATTCCTTTGCGGAACTAGATGGCGGCTTAGGCATCAAGCGTGTACATCCACTACCTAAAGATACATTTATGAAGGTAGAAGCAGCGGGTATGGGATTTGTCCTAATGCACCGTAGCGTAGTAACCAAGATTATGGAAGCCCTACCAGGTGTTCCATTCTTTACAGAGATGGGTGCCGATAAAGCATTCATTGGAGAAGATATCTACTTCTTTGCTCTATGTGGCAAGGCAGAGGTTCCACTCTGGTGTGATACATCAGCATTGGTGCCTCACATGAAGCGCTTCTCGTTTGATGAACATTATTACAAAGCATTCTTTGGTGCTGGCGAACAGCCTAAAGAATCTAATTTAGTATTACCAAAGCGTTATAAGAAGGGTTAACAATGGCACTAGGCAAAGCAGGAAGTAGTCTTGCAGCAGAACTTAATAGGCTGGCTGGAACTACTGGACTCGACGAACAGGGCGCTGCTAATGCCTGGGCTAGTACAACTGGTCTTGCGACTGTAGGCGCTTTGAATATCAAGGCATCTGCATCTCGCACACGCGATAAGTTTAAGGACATCGATGGAATCTGCAACGAACTTGCAGGCACATCTGGACTTGCTGCGCCAGCAGCGCTAAGGAGCATCAACGCATGACAACTTTAACTAACATGATTGATGAAGTGCTTATCAACCTTGCAGGATATACATTCCAGCAAGACCGTAGCACATACCTTGGCGCTAGTGTAACAACTACAACCACTTCTAGTGCATCTCCAACTATCCTCCAATTAGGGTCAACAGACTCAGTTGGTAAGGGAATCCTTGAGATTGACGAAGAATTGATGTGGATTGACTCATTTGACCGTGTAGCAAACACAGCGACTGTTGCTCCGTATGGACGTGGGTACCTTGGTACAACTGCAGAGCAGCACCTAGCAGATGCTAAAGTAACCATCTCGCCCACATTCCCACGCTTTACAATTAAGCGTGCAATCAATGATACTATTCGCTCCCTTGGAGCAAGCATCTTTGCTGTAAAGTCAACAACCTTTACATTCAATGCTGCCGTATCAACTTATGCCTTTGCTAACTTAAATATCAAGAATATTTTGACAATTAGTTGGCAGAGTATTGGGCCTAGCAAAGAATGGGTTCCAGTTCGTCGATGGGACTTTGATTCGTCTGCTAATGCAGCAGCATTTGGTTATACAACTGAACAAGTTCAGACACTAACCCTAGGGGAAGCGCCTATTTCTGGTCGCACGGTTAAGGTTATTTATGCAACAGACCCAGATGCTTTCACAAGCAACTCACAAGTTTATACAACAGTAACAGGGCTACCAGAATCTACGCGGGACGTAGTGGTTCTTGGTGCAGCCTACCGTTTGCTTTCATTCCTTGACCCAGCACGTGCTGCTCAGGTTAGCCCACAGGCTGATGAAACAGACTCTAAGCGCCCATACGGTGCAAGCAGAGATGCTACTAAGCAGTTGTATGCTCTTTATACTCAACGCTTAAACGAAGAGACAAAAGCACAACAGCAGAACTATCCTCCTAAAGTCCACTACTCCCGCCGATAAGGACCAGCAATGACAACTAGAAAATATTCATCCCGCTCTCAGCAAACAACGCTGACTGCTGGCCTCACATCATCTGGTACATCAGCAACTGTTGTATCAGGTTCAGGCTTGCTAGGTGGTATTACCATCTCTGCAGGCGAAACATTTACAGTTGTCATCGACCCAGATACAGCCATTGAAGAAATTGTAGATGTAACTGCCGTATCGACAAACACGTTAACAATTACACGTGGTATAGACGCCTCATCTGGACAAGCACACTCTGCTGGTGCAGTCGTGCGACACATGGCAATTGGTCGAGATTACCGTGAGGCTAATCAGCATATTGAGAATGTAACAACTGCACACGGACTTACCATTGCTGATGTCATTACAACAACCAACACAAAAACTTTAACTAACAAGACACTAACAACACCAACGGTCACTACTCCAGCAATTACTGGCGGTACAATCTCTGGTGCTACAATTACTAGTGTTTCTACTCCATCAGTAGGTGGAGATGCAGCCAACAAGACTTACGTAGACTCAATTCTTGGGTCAGCAACATCAGCAGGTACTAGTGCAACTTCGGCTGCTACTAGTGCTACTTCCTCTGCAACTTCTGCGTCATCTGCTGCTACAAGTGCCACATCATCAGCGACATCTGCTACTGCAGCAGCCACGTCAGCAACCAGCGCTGCAACCTCAGCAACCGCATCGGCGTCCTCTGCTACAACAGCAACATCTGCTGCTACAACAGCAACCACACAGGCTACAGCGGCTTCTACAAGCGCCACTAGCGCTGCTACAAGTGCTACTTCATCTGCAAACTCAGCCACCTCATCAGCAACCTCGGCAACGTCTTCGGCTGCAAGTGCTACAGCAGCAGCATCTAGTGCTGCTTCTGCTTCGTCTAGCGCAACTACAGTATCTGGTCAAGTTGGTTCTGGATTAGCACGCGATATGGGTTCAATCACAGAATCTGACACATCAACTGGAAGTTGGATTACTCTTTCAACCTTAGTTGATACAGCAACAACCGCAGCAGCGGGTGCTACAACAAGTGCCACATCTGCAGCAACCTCTGCAACTAACTCTGCAAACTCCGCTGCATCAGCATCAACTTCAGCAACTAACGCTTCAACTAGCGCTACGTCTGCTGCAACATCTGCAACAGCGTCTGCTTCATCAGCAACTAGCGCAAGCAATAGCGCAAATGCTGCAACGACAAGTGCAACAAGCGCAGCAACATCGGCTACATCTTCTGCAACATCGGCAAGTTCTTCCGCTACTAGCGCAACTAGTTCTGCGACAAGTGCAACAAGTTCTGCAACAAGTGCAAGCGCTTCTGCTACTAGTGCAACATCTGCTTCATCATCTGCCGCTTCTGCAACAACATCAGCGACTTCAGCCGCAACATCTGCCACATCATCAGCAGCAAGTGCAACATCTGCTGCTGCGAGCGCAACCGCTGCTGCAGCATCTTACGACTCATTTGATGACCGCTATCTAGGTGCTAAATCATCTGCTCCTAGCGTAGACAACGATGGAAATGCTCTGATTGCTGGAGCACTTTATTTTGATACAACTACTCCTGGTATGTATGTCTGGACAGGTTCAGCCTGGTCAGTTATGGCAACAAGCGGAGACATTGAATCAGTAACAGCAGGAACAGGATTGAGTGGTGGCGGAACGGCAGGCGCTGTAACGGTATCTCTTAATACTTCTAGCATCTATGTAGTACCAAGCCAGACAACACACTCTGGTAAGTTTTTAACCACAGACGGAAGTGCCGCTTCGTGGGTTAGCCTCTCAGATTGGGGAACACTATAATGCCATTCGCATTCCAACGTCGTAGAGGAACTACGGCACAGCACGCATCCTTTACGGGTCTTCTAGCAGAAGTAACAGTTGATACTGATAAAGATGTGGTAGTAGTACACGATGGTGCAACCGCTGGCGGTTTCCCATTATCTAAACAGCGCAACGTTGTTAACGCACAGACTGGTACAACATACACGTTTGTACTTGCAGATGCAGACAATGTAGTTACAGCAAACAATGCTTCTGCTATTACTATAACTGTTCCACCATCAGTATATGCTGCTGGTGATAGAATTACGGTTATCCAAAAGGGTGCTGGTCAGGTTACATTTGCTCAAGGTTCAGGAGTTACAATTAACTCAACTGGCGCTACCGCTACTGCTCCTAAGTTGAGAGCACGCTACTCAGCGGCAACTGTCGTGGCTGAATCTGCTACCGTATTTTACGTTGTGGGGGACATTGCATAATGTCTCCAATTCTAACGGGTGTTATAGCCTCTGGAATATCTGGTAATTTAACTACCAATTCATTTGAATCTATTGCCACGGCCAATGGAACAGGGTCAAGTAACACAATTTCTTTTACCAGTATTCCAAGCACCTATAAACATTTGCAAATTCGCGGAATTGTTAAATCAACTACTACTGGGTCATCTTTGAGCGGTGTTGCATTTACTGCAAACAGCGATTCAACTAGTAGTTATACAAGACATATTCTCTATGGCAATGGAACAACTGCATACGGTTATGCTAATACTGCTTCAACTGCTTGGTCTATTGGTGGTAATGATTTACCTAGTGCTGGATATACAAATATTGTTGGAGCGCACATAATTGATATTCTTGATTATACAGATACTAATAAGTATAAAACAGTTAGAGCATTAACTGGTTGTGATGTTAATGGTGGTGGGGAAATTCTGTTATCAAGCACGGTTTATATTAAAACTACTGCAATTTCATCTATTCAACTAGTTTCTGCTTCTGGCAATTTTGCCACTAGCACTCAATATTCTTTGTATGGGATTAAATAAATGGCTAATACTTACGAACCAATAGCGACTAATACACTTGGCAGCGCAAGCGCTTCTGTAACTTTTTCAAGTATTGCAGGAACTTACACCGATTTAGTGTTGGTATCTGTGCCGATAGTTACCGCTGCGACCACCTTTGCGGTGCGCTTTAACAGCGATACTGCTTCTAATTATTCAGCAACAATTCTAACTGGTGATGGAACTAACGTAGCATCTACTCGCGTTTCTAATCAAACCGAAATACGTATTTCTTATGCTGCAACTGCTCGCACAACTAATACATCAAACATAATTACACAGATACAAAACTATTCTAATGCTACAACTTACAAAACCTTGCTTAGCCGCGACAATGCGGCAAGTGAAGGCACTGGGGCAATAGTTGGTTTATGGCGTGCTACACCTGCCGCTATAACAAGCATTACAATTATTCCATTATCTGGTGGCTCAATTATAAATACTGGCTCAACCTTTACCCTATACGGAATTAAGGCGGCTTAACTATGGCTAATACATATACTCAAATTGGCAACACCGTAACCGTTGGTTCAAATTCTCCAAGCACTGTTTCTTTTAATAGCATTCCAGCAACTTATACTGACCTTAAAGTTGTTATTAGCACAAGAGCAAGTGCATATTCAATTTATACAAATCAATTGTTTTGCAGATTTAATGGCTCTACATCTGGATATTCAAGTCGTAATATAGGTATTGCTACGGCTACTGTACCGTCAAGTGGAAGTAATCCTTATTCTGTAACAAATTATTTATATTGTGGTGAACAACCAACTACAGCGTTAACGGCATCTACATTTACCAACAATGAAATGTATATTCCAAATTATGCTGGAAGTCAATATAAAACTGTAAAAGCAGAAAATATAAGTGAGAATAATTCATCTACTGATTACACTTATCAAGTTAGTTTACTTAATGGATTATGGTCAGATACTGCAGCAATATCTTCTATAACATTTTATGCAAAATATGATTTTACTGGAACTTTTGAACAGTATTCAACTTTTACACTCTACGGCATCAAGAACTCATAAGGAGAAATAAATGACAACACCAACAACAATAGAAGTAAACTGCGAAACAGGCGAAGTTACAGAGCGTTCGTTAACTGCAGAAGAAATAGCGCAAATGGAAACAGACCGCGCAGTAGCAGAAGCACGCAAAGCAGAAGAAGATGCGGCAGCAACAGCGCTTGCTGCGCTTAAAGCATCTGCTAAGGCTAAGTTAGCAGCACTAGGACTTACTGCTGAAGAAATCGCAGCGCTCTAAACAATTTAATTCAGCAACTATTAGTGGAGGTGCGCCTTGGCAGGCAGAGACATAACCGAAGGTAGAAGTACCCGTGCCATTGCAGTTGATGTTGGTGTTAACTCATCTACATCCATCTGGCAGAATACAGATATGTCTTATGACGTAGCCATTGGTGGACTTCCGTTCTTCTATGCAATCAATGACTCACGTCCATATCTTCGTCAGACTGCATCCTATCGCAAGGAACAGTTTGATAACTCATCAGAACCAGGAGAGCAGTCTCTAACTGGTTGGTGGATTAGAAGTCAAGCATCATTTCACTCTGGAACAGGCATTAAGTTTTACGACCCTGCAACAACAGACGAGAATGGACACTATCGCTTTTCTCAAAGCAGAGGCGTAGATGTTTGGACTAAAGGTGAGGTAACTCTTCTCAAGGAAACTACCAATATGCCTGGAGTTACTACTGGAGTTTACAAGACTATCTCTGCAATATCAGGAGGTACTAACCTTGTAGTTGGATATATTCCTGGTACAACAACAATGAAATCTTTTCAAGCAGATGGAACCGTGGTTACAACCTACGCGCCAACTAATCTTGGAAATATTCTTGATGGCTCTGTAGTTACCGATGGAACTCGTTTGTTTGCTGCAGATTCAGACCACATCTATCAGGGTCCATTAAACGCAGCATCTACTGGCTGGTCAGAGTATTATCCCACAGGCGGTCGCACGGTTCTTGCTTGGGCTAAGCAACGCTTAGTCGCTGGCATAACTAACTCTATCTATGAGATGACAATGCCTGCTGGCGTTTATGCTACACTACCAACTCCAGTATATACGCACCCTAACTCATCTTGGATTTGGACATCCATATCTGAAGGTGGCTCTGCTATCTATGCTGCTGGGTATGCTGGAACTACATCCGCAATTTATAAGTTTACGTTAACCTCAAATGGTTCAATGCCTGTTCTTACATCAGGTGTAGTTGCTGCAAACCTACCCATTGGTGAGCACGTCCATAAAATTGAATCGTACTTGGGCTATCTAATAATTGGCACAAGTAAGGGAATTCGCGTAGCATCAATATCAGATGTAAATGGAGACCTAACCTATGGCCCAATTATTGTCTCAGGAGCCAATAGCGGTACAGATTTTGCATTCAGAGATACCTATGTATGGGCAACTGGGAGCATTGATGGATTCCCTGGGCTATACAGAATTAACCTAGCCAATGAAATAGAAGACCTGCGCTTTGCTTACGCAACAGATGCTTATCTTGATGGTGTTACAGGACACTCTACTAGCGTAGACTTCATTGGCAATAGCAATCAATTGGCCTTTACTACATCTGGAGACAATGGTATTGCGGTTCAATCTACAACAGCGCTAACTCCAAATGGATACTTAACTACAGGTAATATTCGATACGCTACACTAGAACCCAAGAACTTTAAGCGTCTTCTCGGACGTGGAGATTTTACTAAAGGTTCAATGACTCTTGAAACAGTTGATAAGAATGGCGTAGAATACGACCATATCTCTTACGATGCATCAGTTCCATCTATTGAAGTTGCAACCTCATCTCCTGCCACAGCGCAAGAGTATGTAGCATATAAGTTTGTTTTGTTCCGTGATGGCACAGATAATACTCAAGGTCCAATCTTTAAGGGATATCAGGCTAAGGCTACAATTGCTACACCACGCCAGCGCATCATTCAGTTCCCTGTCTACTGCTTCGATTTAGAAACAGACAGATATAACTCAATGATTGGCTATGAAGGCAAAGCCTTTGAAAAGATTATTGCACTTGAAGACATCGAAGAAGATGGCGACGTGCTTACTTGGCAGGACTTAACTACTGGAGAGACTCGCCAAGCCGTTATCGAGCAGATAACATTCATCCGCATGACCCCACCAGATAAGCGTTTCAGCGGCTTTGGTGGCGTAATTAACATAACTATCCGTACCGTATAACTCTAGGAGTGCAAATGACCCCCGCAAATTGGGCTGGCTTAATCGTATCTATCATCGCTATCATAACCGCCTTTACTGGCGCAGTCAGATGGTTGGTGAAGCATTATCTTTACGAACTCAAGCCTAATGGTGGGAGCAGTCTCAAAGATTCAGTATCGAGATTAGAAAACAAAGTAGAGATGCTACACGAATTAGTAATGGAATTAATTAGAAAATAAGAATGGACACCAATGACACCTGTAGCCAAGAAAGCCACACCTGCTGCAATTGCTGTGCTGCGCCAAGCGACGGCTCTTCGTCCAAAGCGCAAGAAAGCCTCAGATGGGCTTCTGCCTTCTGCTGCTCATATAACACAGAGTCCTAACTCAGACCATAATACTGGTTATGCGGTAGACCTAACTCATGACCCTGAGAGCGGAATCGACTGCTTTGAACTGTACGAAAAGTTACAGGGCGATAAGCGTGTAAAGTACCTAATCTTTCACGGCAAGATTTGGTCAATGAAAAATGGCGAATCACGCTATACTGGAATTAACCAGCATAACAAGCATCTGCATATTTCAATTGAGGCAAACTGTGGGAATGACACTTCCCCTTGGTTCCCTTGGTTGGGTAAAGCAACCACAGTAAACAAAGTAAAGGCAGCGGTAAAACCCTTGCCAAAGAAGGAGACAAAATGAACAAAGATAACCTAAAGGCAATTGCGGCAACGTACCTACGTGCAGCAGTAGCATCAGTCATTGCACTCTATCTAGCAGGAGTTACAGACCCAAAGGCTCTTCTATCTGCAGCGGTAGCCGCTGTGGCTGGCCCAGTCCTCAAGGCGCTTGACCCTAATGCAACAGAGTTCGGCAAGACCAAGTAATTACCCTCAAATAGGGCCTTAGCAGCCCCATAGAGACAAGAAACCCCCTTACCTTAGTGATTATACTAGGGCGAGGGGGTCTTTTGTCGTTTCTAAGGGTTATCTATCCCAGGTTTCATCCTCTAGGTCTTCGACGAACTTGATGAAATTGTTGCCATTGATGCGAGCCTTGACCTCGTAATACAGCGCTTCCAGTAGGTAAAATACTGTGATACCAGCAAGCGATGCTACGAACGTCTCAGTAAAGTTTGACATATTTCTCCTATTGTGTATAATATATTATATTATCTATATATATTATATAAGGCCGAAGGCCTTTATATTATATATAATTACTTACATAACTAAGTATACACGGATTTTTAAAATAGTCAAATATTTAAACAATTGACAAATCACCAACTGTAGGCTTATACTGTCTGTATGTCAATTAAACTAGAGGAATACACCTTACCAGAGCATATATCCTACTCTGCGTTCACAACCTACCTCACGTGTGGGTATCAGTACTATCTCGGCAGACTGCTCAACAAGCAGGAAGCCCCATCCGTCTGGTCAGTCGGCGGTTCAGCGTTCCACTTAGCGTGCGAAAACTACGATAAGGAGAACATGTGAGCAGCGTCAAGCAACTATGGGAAACGGCTTGGCTGGAGTCTAAGGGAGACCTTGACCTAACTAATGCCCGTGTTGGTGGTCGTGCTACTAAGGCTAACCCTAACAAAGAAGATGTCAATTTCTGGAATAATCAAGGCCCTGTATGGGTTGAAGGTTATATCAACTGGCGCAAGGCTAACCCTTCCTGGAAAATCTGGTCAGCACCAGACGGCAACCCAGGAATTGAACTTGCTCTAACACCAGTCATCAAGGACGTAGCCGTCAAGATGATTATCGACCGTGTCTTTGAGGTCAATGGCGAGTTGGTTATCGTCGACCTAAAGACCTCACAGTCTACACCTACCAGTAATCTGCAACTTGCCTTCTATCGACTAGGTATCCAAGAAACCTTTGGTGTCGACGTCAAATGGGGTACGTACTACATGTCTCGCGGGAATAACATATCAGAGATGGTAGACCTATCAGAGTACACTAGGGACAAGATGGAGTACCTAATAGAAACATTTGACAAATCGCGTAAGGCTGCGCTATTCTTGCCCAACACAAACAGTTGCCAGTACATGTGCGGGTTAACCGAGTACTGTCAATTCTCTATCAAGAAGGATAAATAATATGGCTGAAGACTGGAAACTACAAGTCAACTATAAGTTGCCTACTGGAGACCTAATCAACATCCGTGCCAACAGCGCGGATGAACTGAGCGTTCTCTTAGAAGGCATTGGCGACTACGCTACACAGATTCACGCAACACAGCGGATGCTAGCGTCAGCGGGTACCCTAGCCCCCCTGTCGACTACCGATTCCACTACAAGCACAATGCCTCCGCAATTCTCAACTCCGCCCCAGGCGCAGGCTCCGTCCGCTTCGGCAGCGGCTCCAGTACAGGGTGGACCGACATGTCAGCACGGCCCACGCAAGTACAAGTCGGGAATTTCCAGCAAGACGGGAAATCCTTACGCAATGTGGGTATGTCCGATGCCTCAGGGCGCGGACCAATGCAAGCCAGTAAACTAGTACCAGAAGAATTTCCATTTTAAACTAACTAGAAGGGGTACCGATGAGAACTCTAGTACGTTCAGTAGGACGAGCCTCTATCGGAGGGGAACCTCTACCTAGTTCGTTTAAAGCATTTGAAGCGAACAAGATTATTATACGTCGTTCAGAAGTTTCAATGTTTGCTGGTGCTCCAGGAGCAGGTAAATCAACACTTGCTCTAGCACTTGCACTCAGAACCAATGTGCCAACGTTGTACATATCAGCAGATACCAACGCACACACAATGGCTATGAGATTAGCATCTATGATTTCGGGGAAGAGTCAGTCAGATGTTGAACAGAAACTTAATACTGATGTTGGTTGGACGAAGGCAGTCCTCCAAAAAGGAAGTCACATAGTCTGGTCGTTTGAATCATCACCTACGTTAGAAGACATCGATGAGGAAGTCCAAGCGTTTGAGGAGTTGTGGGGATGTAGTCCATCACTCATTATCTTGGACAACCTCATGGATGTTGCAAC